GGAAAATGAGCCTACCGTTGCGGATCTGAAGAAGGATCTGATGGAGGCCACTGGCCATCATGATGCCCATGTATCCCGGGTGAACATGTGGTTGGATAACCTGAATGTCACGGGTGCTGCCAAGATCAAAAAGATCAAGGGCAGATCCACTATTGTTCCGAAGCTGATTCGAAAGCAGGCTGAATGGCGATATGCAGCACTATCTGAAGCCTTTTTGAGCAATGAAGATATCTATGCCACTGAACCACAGACCTGGGAAGACCAGGATGCAGCCACCCAGAATGGGTTAGTCCTCAACAATCAATTCAATACCAAGATCGATAAGGTTGCCTTTATCGATGAGTACATCAGAACAGCCGTTGATGAAGGTACCGTGGTTGTTCGTACCGGTTGGGAATTCTGTGAAGAAGAGATCACCGTTCCCAATATGGTTCCCCAGCGTATCACCGATCCGCGGTTGCTCCAGATGATCGAACAGGCCAGCAAGATGTTGGCTCAGGATGCTGAAGCTGCAGCCTCCCAAGTGCCCCCAGAACTGCTGGAAATCATCAAGGCAAGCCTGGAGGCAGGGGTACCGGTGCAGATGGTCCAGAAAGGCACCAAGAAGGTCATGCGTACCGTGAAGAACCAACCCACGGTAGAGGTGTGTGATTACAACGCAGTGATCATTGATCCCACCTGCAAGGGTGATATCAAGAAAGCCAATTTTGTGATCTTCAAGTTCGAAACCAGTCTGAGTGATCTGGAGAAGTACGGGATCTATTCCAATCTGGATAAAATCGATACTGAAAAATCAGCCATCCAGAGCGAACCGAATTATCGTGCCGAGGATACTGGCAGCTTCAACTTCACCGACAAGCCCAGGAAGAAATTCCTGGCTTATGAGTATTGGGGCTTCTGGGATATCCACAACAAAGGCAAAACCAAACCTATAGTGGGTACTTGGGTTGGGGATACCCTCATCCGGATGGAAGATTCACCATTCCCCGATGAGGGTCTTCCTTTTGTATTGGTGCAGTACCTGCCGAAACGGAAGAATGTCTATGGTGAACCGGATGGTGAACTGCTGGAAGATAATCAAAAGATTACTGGGGCAGTCACCCGTGGCATGCTCGACATCATGGGTCGATCTGCCATCGCCCAGACGGGTATCCGTAAGGATGCCCTGGACATTACCAACCAACGCAAGTATGACGCGGGCGGGGACTACTCCTTCAACGCCCATATAGATCCCAATCTGGCTTTCTTCAATCACACCTATCCGCCCATCCCGGAATCTGCAGCCTTCATGATCCAGCTGCAAAATAACGAGGCTGAGGCGCTTACGGGTGTGAAAGCTTTCCATGGTGGTATTTCAGGCGAGGGCTTGGGCAAATCTGCCACAGCAGCACGAAGCGCTCTGGACGCGGCCAGCAAGCGCGAGCTGGGCATTCTTCGGCGTTTAGCCCAGGGCATGATCGAGATCGGTAGAAAGATCATGGCCATGAACGCCGAATTTTTATCAGATGAAGAGATTATCCGGGTCACCAATGAAGAGTTTGTCACGGTGCGCCGTGATGACCTGGCGGGCCGGGTAGATGTGAAATTGCACATCAGTACGGCCGAGACTGACAATGCCAAGGCTGAAGAACTTTCCTTCATGCTGCAGACCATGGGCAACAACATGCCCCCGGAAATGTCGCAGCTGATACTTGAAAACATTGCCAGACTGCGTAAGATGCCGGAATTGGCCAAGCAGATCAAAGAGTATAAGCCACAACCTGATCCAGTGGCTGAACAACTCAAGATACTGCAGGTGAAGAAGCTCGAAGCCGAGATCGCTGAGATTCAATCGAAGACTGTTGAAAATCAGGCTGAAGCTCAACTGGATCAAGCCAAGGCACGTCAGACAGCATCGCTGGCGGACAAGCAGGATCTGGACTTCGTGGAACAGGAGTCTGGTGTTACACAGGAAAGGGATCTGCAGAAGAGTTCCCAGCAAGCTGAAGCAAATACTCAACGAGATGTGATTAAAGAGATCATCAAGCAAAGTGGCAATGGCGCCAGTAAATCCAGCGCGTAACCAATTAGGAGTAAGAGGAGTAATCTATGAGAGAACAAGAAGAGCAACTGGAACAAATTGAGATCGATATCGAGACTGCAAAGTCCCATATTGAACGTGCTGAAGCACTGCAGCGCTTACACAGCAATCCGGATTTCAAACGAGTGATTCTGGATGGCTACTTCAAAGACGAGGCCAGTCGGGTGGTATTGCTCAAAGGCGATTTGAATGTTCAAGGTAAGCTTGAACAGAAACAGATTGGTAGGATCATCACCAGCATTGGTGGGTTGAGGCAATACTTCGGGACTATCTTCCAGATGGGTAGCATGGCACATCGTGCCGTCGAAGAACATAAAGCAGCCCGGGAAGAAATTCTCCAGGAACAGCTGGCTGAAGAAGGTACCCTGCAATGAACAAGCCTGCCATTAACCTGGCAGAAATGTCAGACGACGAAATCAATAACCTGGATCCTTCAACATTGGTCCAGGAAGAGGAAAACAAAGCCGAGGCTTCTGCTGGTGACAGCAAAGAAGACAAGGGAGCCAAGGACAAGCCTGCAGCCGGTACTGAGGATGCTGATGTTCACACTGAAGAAACGGATGGTGCCGCTTCAGAAGATGATGCAGCAGACAAGGATACCGGAGGTGCGGGTACTGCCTCTGATGGCGTAACCGAGGCCAAGAGCACTGACAAGAAGCCCGATGCAACGACTGACCAAGCTGCTTCAGCCGACCAAGCTGCTGCAGGCGGTACAGGTACGGACAAGGGCACTTCAACCTCAACTCAGGAAATCGATTACAAAACAGAGTTTGCCAAGGTCATGGCACCCTTCAAAGCGGCCAAGCGGGAGATTCGGTTAACCAATACCGATGATGCTCGCAGGCTGATGCAGATGGGGGTTGATTACTCCAGGAAAATGGAGGAAATGAAACCCCATCGGAGGATCATCAAGACTTTGGAAAAAGCGGGTTTGCTTGATGAAAGCAAGCTCAACTTCCTGATTGATCTGAACAAGAAAAATCCGGAAGCGATCAAAAAATTCCTCAAGGACAGTGAAATCGATCCAATGGATCTGTCTCTTGAGGGCGAGTCTACCTACAAGCCCACTGACCACGGCGTTCGTGAGAATGAACTGGCGCTGGACGAAATACTGGATGAGATTCGTGGGACGGATGCCTTTACCCGCACCGTTGATGTCATCACGAACGAATGGGACACGGCCAGTAGGAAGATCTTGCTAGACAATCCAGGAGTCATCCGGATACTCAACGATCATATGTCCGCAGGGATCTATGATCAAATCGCCTCGAAAGTAGCCGAGGAAAGGGTATTCGGAAGACTCGCTGGCCTGTCTGACCTGGATGCGTACAAAGCGGTTGGCGATGCAATGCATAAGAGCGGTGCGTTTGTTAAAGCCCCCAACTCCAAAGAATCATCTGCCAAAGGCAATACCGACCAGGACTCCAGCCAGGATTCTGGATCAGATTCAGCAGAAGCTGAAAATTTACGGAATCGTAAACGCGCTGCAAGTCCCACGAAGGGAAATGCCAGCACAAGGAAACCAGTGATCAACATCATGGCGCTTTCTGATGAGGAAGTCATGAAGCTGGATCCACGGACCTTGTAACTTTGTAACCTTACAGGAGCTTCAAAATGCCCCCTTTTGAGAACCCACAGGCGTATAACGCGCCTCCTGGCTCGCCGTCCACGGTCGGCAGTCAAATCCGTACTGACTACTATCAGCGCAAAGCGTTGGTAGAAGCAGCCAAGGAAATGTATTTTGGCCAGCTGGCTGATGTCGTTTCCATGCCCAAGAACATGGGTAAAACCATCAAACGTTACCACTACATGCCCATCCTGGATGATCGGAACATCAACGATCAGGGTATCGATGCCCAGGGTGTGTCTACCGTGGCGGCGTTTGTTGCCAACGTCACCATCCACAAGCAAACCATCCAGTTGCAAGCTCCGGCTGCTGAAGGCGGACTGAGCTACTACTTCGAAGGTATGGCTACGGGTGCCAACTCAGCTGCTGCTGTTACTGCTGCTGATGCCATTGCTGAAGGCAAAGCCTGGGCCTGGGCGATCCAGATGGGCTTCGTTGCACCAGCAACTGCAAACTATGCAGCGGCTCTGGTGATTTTGACGGGCGCTGGCTGGACTGAAACGGTACATGCTGTAGGCGATGAATATGCCAATTACGGGAACCTGTACGGTTCCAGCAAGGATGTTGGCACCATCGCAGCGAAGATCCCGGTGCTGTCCGAGTTTGGCGGCCGGGTGAATCGTGTTGGCATGAAGCGTATCGAGCTGGAAGGCACGCTGGAGAAGTTCGGCTTCTTCGACGAGTACACCCAGGAATCGCTGGACTTCGATACCGATGAAGATCTGTTGATGCACATTACCGAAGAATCCGTGAAAGCAGCCAATGAGATCACCGAGGACCAGCTGCAGATTGACTTGCTGAACAGTGCAGGCGTGGTTCGTTACGCCGGTAATGCCACCAGCACGGCAACACTGAACGGTTCCACTGCGGCAGGCT